ACGGGATCAACGCTTCCTGGCAAGCCGTGATGCACGCGGACTGCGTCGGATAGTTGCTGGTCAGGTTGCAAACGCCAGCGCGGTCGAGGCCGTCATACAGCGACAGGTCTTCGTCCGGGCGAAGGTAGTAGTTGCCCGGCTCGCCGTAGACTGCGTAGTAGTTGAAGAATGATTGCCACGTAACGCACTGGCAGCAACTGCACGTCGGGCATGCACACGGCGTCTGGCAGCAGTTCGAGCAGGGCAGGAGCACCACAGGTCAGCACTCCGCGGCGATGACGTACCAGCCGAAGCCGTTGTTGCTCACGGCCACGTAAGCCGACGTGGGGATGTCGGCAAAGATGTTGTGTGCGACCTGCGTGCCGGCCGTCGCCGTTGGCCTCGAGGTGGCAGTGCTGGGCGGCCCGGCATAGAGCGTGATCACTGCCGACGAAGCCTTGGACCAGGCTGCCGTGCCTACCTGCCCGATCATGATGCGGACGCCTGCCGCCCCTCGCTCGCTGTCGGGGCCAGCGGTCTTGAGCCGGGGGCCGGAACGCTCCACCACGCGCACGGTGTGGCCGATACGCTTGGCGTCCTCCTCGCTGAAGCCGTAGACCGGCATCGGTCACCTCGACAGGACGAGGTACTGCACCCGAGCGGCCGACGTGTACTGCGTGCTCGTCACCGCTCGCAGGCCAATGGTAACGGTCTCGGCCAGCGGCAGGACCGCCGCCATGCCACGCTGGAGCTCGAGCACCTCTTGGTTGTTCGTGCCGTCATACCGGCCGATGAACACGGCGTGCGTGCCGGCCGTCTGCGTCGCCAGATTGCGGAACGCCGCGTAGCCGGGGGCCGACACCACGCCGAGCGACAGCGTCTGCACCGCCGTACCGACGGTCACAACGCCAGCCGCCGCCGCCTGCGTCGTCTGGTTCGCCTTCACCGAGGCTGCCGCGAACCGGTCGGAAAAGTTGCCGTTGTCGCACTGGAGCGACACCGAGACCCTGACTTCGTCTGCCATTAGATTCCAGCCTCCGAGAAGATGTTGCCGTGTGATTTCTCTGGGTACGGATAGAACGTCAACTGCGCCATGTTTCCAGACGCATACGGCGGCACAAGCGATGCCGCGGCCACCGCTTGGCCATTGCCGTCCAAGGGAACGGGCTTGCTGACAGGATTGCCGCGAACGTCAAGAATGGCCCGGCGTTCATTGTTGACGAGCTCATTGAACCCTGCGTCCCACACCGTTACGACGTGCCCCTTAGGGTCGTACAGCCACTCCACCGAAACCGTCCACAGGGACTGCTTGTCGTCGTATTCTGCGTTGTAGCCCAAGCAGAGCATGGTGCGACGGGCACCGCCGATGAACGGCTGGTCGTTTGTTGTATTGACGTATTTAGTTAGGGTGTTGAAATTTGGCGTCGCCACTTTGGTGTTGGTGTACTTGAACCGAAGCAAGCAGCGATTTTCTGTGAGCCCATCAAGCGGATCGCCTGCGGAATTTTTTGCCGACTTTGGGTCGTTGTCGAACTCTCCATTGGCACCGTGATCGTCAAGCGGGCACTCTTTTTGCTCTGTCGTGACGCTCAGCCTCTGCCACGATTCTTCGTCTTCCTCCTCGGGAGTAGGCTGCTCCGTGTCCTCTTTCTGTGCCTCGTAGGACAGCGTTATCTTGACCGCCCTGTCGGCGTCGTCGCCCTTATAGAAAGCGAACTTGCGGCCTTTCACCTTGAACAACACGCCTGCTATCAACCGCATGTCGCCGACCTGCGGAATCTTGCCACCGCTCAGGTTGGGCCATGACGTTGAGTCTTCTGCCAGTGCAGCAAAGTCAGGCAGTGAGTCATGCAATGCCAGCAGGTCCACGGAGCCCTGAAGCGTCACCTTGCCCTTGGACTCAAGGCTTTCGCTGAACTCGAAGGACCGCAATTCTCGAACGTCGGTAATAGCCATTAGCCGATGACCGCAAGGCCGGCTGGATCAAGCCGGGCTGCGATGTCCTCCAGTGCGTCGGCAGACCGCTCCGTGTTCTCTGCCGTTTGCCGGGCGTCGTCCTTCACGTCGAGCCGCGGATCGGCCCCACGCAGGATGTTGTTCCGGAACGTCTCGCCCTCGGAACTGCCGACCACGATGGCACGAAGTTCCTGCACGGACGCCTTGATCGCGGCACCGACGGCCTGGGCCACGGGCTGCGTTCCCGGAGGCGGCGCGCCTCCCTTGGCGGCGTTCGCTGCGGCGTCGGCTTGGGCCTTGGCAAGAGCGGCGTCAAACGCACCGAACGGGTTGGTGATGTTGTTGATGCCGTTGGCGAAGCCTTCGGCCGCTTGCTCCCCGTACTCCTTGCCGAGTTTGTCCACGCCTCGCTGCATCTTGGCGGCACCCGCAGCGCCAGCATCGAGCGAACCGGCAAGGTCCGTGAACCCGGCCGCCTCGGCCAGCCGAGCCAGCGACTTGGCTAGGCTTTGAACGCCGGAAAGGATCACTGAGAACACAGCACTAAACGCCTGGCTCAGTTTTGCGTTGATGGCGAAGATGATCTGAAACACGCCGTACAGGACGGTGAAGGCACCGACGACACCACGGAGTACGCCGGTAAATACAGCGGCCGCCGTAGATGCGAGGCTCCAGCCCTTGGTGTTCTCAGCGAAAAACCCGACGATCAGATTCGACACGGCCGTGATGGCCGGCGCAATGCCGGCCGTGAACTGGAGAATGAAACCCTTCACCGGCAGGATGAGCCTGCCGAGTGCGTCGCCCATCCCCTCGATGGCGGCCGTCTGCTCGCCGCTCATCTTCACGCCGAGGTTCGTCAGCAGCGTGTCCATCTCCCGGATGCCGTCGCCGCCTTGCCGCAGGAAGTTCAGCATGCCCTGCCCTGACCGGCCAAAGATGTCGATCGCCGCTGCGGCCTGCATCTGCGGCGGCAGGGCTGCGATTCGGTCGGCGATGAGGGCAAACTGGCCGGCAGTGTCCAGCCCCGCCATGTCCTGCATGGTCAGGCCGAGACCCTGAAACGCCTTGACGGCCGCCGGCGTGCCGGCCGCCAGTTCGCTCGTCATCCTGGCCGTGCGACGCAGCCCGCCGGTGAGCTGCTCTTGGCTTACGCCGACCTCGCCGGCCGCGTGCTGGAGAACCTGCAACTGGCCAGACGCCACGCCAAGTTCCGTGGACAGGTTTTGCACGCCCTCGGCGTAGTCCATTGCCTGGCCGATGGCCACGAACGGGGCCGTAAGGGCAGCGATGACACCTAGCGGCAAGAGCAGGCTCTTCATCGCCCCGCTTAGGATCGCCACGCCCACCGCCGCCGTAGACGCTCCGCGGCCAAGCCCGAGAACCCCCATTGCGGCACTGGCGAAGCCGTTGCCCATCCCGCCGGTCATCCGGCTCACCAGACCCTGGAAGCCGCTCAACTGCTTCCCAGCGCTCGCCAGACCGGCAGTCAGCCCGCCCGTGGATGCCGTGATCGAGACGTTGACGCGGCCGAAGTTCTTCGCCATCACTGGCCTCCGATCGCACGGAAGGCCGCCACGATCTGCTCAGGCGTCTGCGACCGCTTCGGCACGGGCATGAAGTCGTCAGGCTTGCGACGCGGCGAACCCTTGGAACGGTGGGCGGACGCGAACTGTGACATGGCCATCGCGTCCCTCAACCACTCGTCGCCCCACGGTTCCAATTGGTAGTAGCCCATCCAGGCGTACAACTGATCGACGCTCATCGAATCCGCCAGGCCGCCAGGCTCCTCAACGTTCCAGACCCCCAGCTTCAATGCCAGCCGGTAGAGGAACTGCATGACCGGCTGGCGCTCTATTTTCCCGCGGCCTCCTCCACAGGATTGGCACCAAGCCCGTTCAGTTTGAACACCGCATCGACGATCCGCTGCACGGCGTCGGCGTCGAACTCGCCGATTCGCTCTTCGTCCGCCTCGGTGAACAGCGGCTTGCCGTCGTCGTCCACGCACGACAGGGCCACGACCTTCGCGGACACGTTCTTGAGGTTGACCGCCCCGCCGACCTTGCCGCCGGTGGCGATCTCCTCGAAGCGGTTCCGCATCCGGCTGGTGAACTTGGTGACCCACACCTCGGCGTCCTCGCCAAGTTCGGGCACCGGCACCTTCACCTTCGGCAGCGGCCGACGCCGCTTGAAGAACTCATCACGACTCAGAGCCATGCGCGCCTCCCTGCGTCACACCAATCAACCAAGGGCACCCGAGAGCTTGATCGTCACAGAGCCCGACTGCATGTCTTCCATTTGGGCACCGGCCTCGTAGCCGGTCATGTAGCCGAACGCCGACCACAGCGTCACAGCCGTGCCACCGTTGGCCCAGTACACGCTCACCACCTGATTGGTGGCGACGTTCGCCAGGTCGGCGACGGGCTTCACGGACGGGTCGTGCAGCACCTCAACCGAGACTTCGCCCGGGTCGTAGATGCTCGAGGCCACGAACTCCTTGGCCGAGGACAGCATGTGCGTCGCGTCGGCAACGGCCCGTGCGATGCCGTTGTGGTTCACGCCGGTGATCTTGTAGCCGGTCGCGGTGTGCAGCGCGGTGCCGAACGAAACGTAGGTGCCCTGTCCGATGTCAGCAGCCATGTTCAACTCTCCGAGTGGGTGATCTCGACTGTCAGGTCCGTCCGGTAAATTGGCGTCTGGTCGCCGGGGTTGGCAGGCTCTTGCTGGTCGTTTTCGTCCTTGACCGTGACGAGCCGAACCGCCGCCGTCCGCTTGAATTGTAAGGCTGCCCGCACCGCTCGCCCGAGGTTGCGGCAGTCCACCAGACGGGTCGAAATGCACGACACCGTGTACGTCGTCCGCGTGATCCCGGTCATCCCCTGCATGTGCATGTACGGCCCACGGCTGGCGTCCTGGCGGTCGATGACCAGGCACGGCAGCGTCGTCCCCTGCGGAGCCTGGACGGCGTAGATCCGCGAGCCGACGGACGCTGCGATGTCGGCTGAGACCGACAGCAGCTGCAGCAGGGATTCGTCGATGAACGTCGTGGCTGGCATCACATCCCCTTGGCAGCACGGCGGGCGTTCTCGGCCACGGCCTTGTCTACGGACCGGCCCAGTTCCTCAACGAGTTGCTCGCGGATTCGCGGCAGCGTGCGGTCCGCCCACTGGCCGAACTTGCCCGTGCCGGGGACGGCAGCCACCTCGGGGAAGTACGCAGCCCCGCCGTCTTCGGCCCCGATCAAAGCCACCTTGCCCATGAGGTACGGGTACTGCTTGGCCAGTGCCATCGGCACCTGCAGCATCGCAGCCTTCTTGGGCCGGCGAACCTTCACGCCGTTCTCGATCCACCAGGCGTGGTAGCCAAGCCCGCCCTTCTTGAACTTCTCACCACGGCGGAACCCGAGCACGGCCGTCTGGGTCTTGCCGCGAACCTTGGCTTCCGTGAGCACGCCCACCGACCGCCGCAGGTTGCCCGTCGGCCCCTTGGCAACCAGGGCTTTCACCTCGGGGATGTACGGCTTCGTGACCTTGTTCACGCTGGCCCGCAGGTACTTTTTCTGCACGCCGATCCGCAGCCCATCAAAACGCTTGAGCACGTCCGCGATGTCCGAAACGCTGACACTGGCTTGCATGCCTGCCATTAGTCCGTCACCTCCGCCACCAGCAGCTCGTGCTCGGCCCGGTAGCCGCGCTCCACCACGCTGGTGATCTCGAACGTGCGACCCTCGCAGACGATCCGCATCTTGGCTTTCAACCCCGGCGTGTAGTGCAGCATCACCTTGTGGGTCACGTCTGAGCCGGTCGCCATGGCCGACACGCTCTCTGATCCCGACAGCGGCATGATGCCAACCCACCGAGTAGCGAACGTCGCCCACGACAGGATCGGCTCGCCAATAGCGTTGGCCGACTCGGTCGGAGTCTGGATCGTCGCCAACCGGTTGAGCGTGCCCGTCTTCATGTGCCGACCACTACCACCGTGAAACTCGCCGTGCCAGAGTAGGCCGAGACGTTGAAGCCAGCCGTGCCACCGCCCCGGGCGTCCGACAACGCCACCCGGCTCGCGGAACTGATCGCTGCCCCCGCCCCGGTCGCCTCGGCACAGCGGGCCGCAGCCGACGCCGCAAAGGCAAACCGGTCCACGGTCGCGAACGACACGAGCGAACCGTCAGTGTCCCGGTAGGTACTGGGAGCCACGGCAATCGCCACGGCGGCCGTTCCGCAGGTGCCGGCGATGATGGCCACCTTGCCGGTCGTCTGGCTGTCCGTGCTCGTCAGGGCGAGCCGCTTCACGGCCTGG